TCAAAAGAAGATAAAATATTTAGTCAATCTTGTTAAAAATGCATCAGGACAGTTAGTTAAAATTAAAGTATATGACGTATTCCAAAAATCAGGTTAAGTAAACATAATAGTGCCAGATAATTAAGAATAATTAGCTTTTATTGATGTTGATGGCAATATTATCAATGTATCTTAAAGACCCAGAGGTATTAATGGCTCAACTGAAATTGGATTGATACAATGTGTGCAAGTTTTAATATTTTAATTATAAAAATAGATCAATCCTTCATTTGTACAAGGTTTAACTAAAAAAGCATTCAAGAAATTAATTAAAAAATTTGTTTCAAGTGATTGGCAATCAGTTTCTAAAGATGGATCAGCTTTTTAAGGTAATCAAAAATATGGTATAAGAAAATTTTTAGTTGATATTAAGATGCCATTTTACAGAAGGATATTGTAAAGATTATTGAATTCATGGAAGTCTAAATATCCAAACATTTTTAATTGTCCAATATAAAAGTATATGTAATATTTTGAATTCAGCTTAACCAATTTTTTAAACTTTGCAATAATTCATTGTCCATAAATTAGACAATAACACGATGATCTAATGAAGCAAGCAATACAATATAGTGATCAAAGATTTCATGGTGATTAAAATTTATTAGTTATACCATTTAAAGGTGGAACACCTAGTGGTGATGCAACTGGAACTACACTGATGAATACTGATTTTTCAGACAGTTATGAGATATTATATATAGCTGAAATGGTTGTAACAAAACCTGTATTATTTATGTAGAAATCGTAATATAATGAGATATATAACAGGAATTTTGTTAAACATGTTTATGTGTATAATTATATAACTAAAAATTATGATAGATTGCCAATCATGAAGAAATAGTTTTGGAAAGTTTTTAGAGTATATGATATTTAATGGAAGTTTAAATTTAGAATATTTCATATTTAAAGTGGAGATGATACAACAGTATTTTTAGATCAAAAATTCACCAAGTTATATGTTTAAATAGTCAAAAGCAGAACCAGTTCTAAAAAAGATTAGTAAATAGCTGTTGGATGTGGACAAGTTATCAAGCATAAATAAATTCGAGTTTCAACTTTTGATGATATTGATTTTTGTTCAAAGATAACATTCTCAAATGGAAGTATTTAATCATGGAATTGTTATAGAAATCCTCTTAAAACATTGATGACAAAACAATTTTATTATAAAAAGAATGCAAAAATCTTTTCTAATCCAGCTATTCATCCATTTGCATTGCTATGTGGTCTAAAATGTTAGAAAATAAGTCATTTGATATAAGATATAATGGAATACAGAGTTAGAAGATATAACAATTCAAAAATAAGTCTAGATCCTTAATAATTACAATATATTGATTAAAAATTGCAATACATGTTTGTAGACGATTAATAATAAGATTAAGGTTATTAATTTTAAAACTAAATCAATTAAAGCGTGAGAATTAGTGTAGGACATTTATGGAATTTATATGTCAGTGGTGATTTACATGTACCAAAATAGAGAGGTATCTCTGGCATTTAATCATAAAAAATTGCAAAATTACTTTAGAAATTTTAAAATAATTATAAGGAC